GCCATTTTTTACAATAACCCCATCCCTGGTATTGTCCTTCCTTGTGTGTTCCAATAGGAATTTTGGGAAGCATACAGTCGAACTGTCCGTAATTCTCGTACCGTAGTGGGACGAGAAGCTGAAGCAATGATATCCAACTCAGTAGAGATGGCTGAGAGCTCTCTAACAAGACGAGCATATGAGTGAACTAATTTAATATTTAGATCAGTCCCTTCATGAATCATATCGTAGATAAGGAAATTAATTTCCTTAGCCCGGATGATTCCAAAAGCCTCTTTACGGATTTGGGTCCATTCATTCAACAATCGGATAACGTCTTTATGTCCTTTATCTCTACGAGCCACACAGGCCTCTGCGAATAAGCAGGAGCTAGGTGTCAACATAAGGTAGGAATCAGCCGACATGGAGCGTAACTCTATTAGAATTCGCTTACATTCTTTTTGGAACTCGGAATCTAATGATTCGTAGAGTGCCTCTAAGAAGGAAGTTAATTCCGGTAGAGCAAAGCCTCTTCCATTGATCAAACCGAATATATCTCCTTTTAACAAGGACATTATTTGGACTAGATTAATACTTTTATCGTTTAGCCTTACAGGCGAAGACATTAAAAGCAGAAGAGCTGGTCCGAGCAGAGGAGGTAAAACTCCCCTACTCAGGCTACGTCTAATAATTCTCCAATCATGGTAAGAGTAAATTGCTCGAACCAGACTAAGAGGATTTTTAGGTGAAATAAATCCTTTCCAAACTAAACGGTTTACAAATTCTACACGGGCAGATAAGGAAGTAATTCCTTTGGCTTTGAAGAAACGATTATCTTGCGCATCAATACTCATTATCTCTTTAATAGAGATTGGTGAAATATTGAACGATCCTATCACATCTTGCGATGCAAATTGGAAAAGCCCCTCACGGGACACGAAAGATTTCGGTAATCCGATAGTAATACCATAATTCAGACAAACTGTCTTGTATGATTCCGCTACCGCCTCATCGGCAATAACGATATCATCTCCCAGGATTAGATAATCCTGAAAGTTAGGACGGTTTACCCTCATCGCAGAAACAAATACGAGAAAGTGATGGACCAACGCTAGGGAAGCCCAAGAAGAAAGGGCCCCCATAGGTTGTCCACGGGAGTATCTAACCCATAGACGGATTTTCTCAATAAGATAAACAGGTTTCCATACTACTAAACTAGTAGTTTGGTCGTCCGGAGCGAACTTATATTTATAAGGAAGCTCTGTGACGTAATCCCTGTCCACTAAAACATCCAACCAGGCCCGAGCCAATTTCTTACCATTTGGACCAAAGAATGGTTCAAGCACAGCTAAATATAACTGTTGTGGTATTAAATCGGTTGCGGCCTTTAGATCAAATGAGGCTATATATTTATAACCTTTATCTTGGAAAGATTTTACTTTCCCAAGTTGATCAAAAGTCGCATCGGCTGGAAGAAGTTTCAATATATCGAAAAGAGATTCATGTATTGGTTTCATAAACCATTGTGTGAAATAATCAACTATGGCAAATACTCGCACTTTCCCTGCGGCCTCATATTTAAAAGCCAGTTTACCGAGATTAAGATTCTGAATATTTTCATATTTAGGTTTAAAATCGAGAACTCGCTGAATATATCGTGGCAATTTAAATTTTGATGGGGAAACACCATGAAGCGCTGGATCTTCGGGGATGAAATAATTTTTATCCTCGGCCAATGCTCCGGTTCTCCACATCATATCCTCCATCCAGAACAGAGCTTGATAAGGATATTTTGCTTTATCTTTATGCATCTCTGATAACAATCTTATATAACGTACTAATGCTGAGTTTTTGTCTAATGCAAAATGCAAAAGAGCATCTAATCCCGCTCCTAAAAAGGAGACTGGTGAATTAGGACCCGACGTTAGCGTTATAGGAATGTTTAGGATATTAGGAATTGTACGGATATATTTTACTTTACCTGGGTTGGTATCTACCATCCATTTAAAGAAATGAGAGGCTGCAGTATACATATTTTTCTCTGTTTTAGGCGGAAAGATCATTTTCGGAGCGATAATTGTCGCTAGCGAAGGAGGTTTATATTCAGCTATAAGACCTTTGTAAGAGTATAACAATGTGACTAATACCCTTGTTAAAGGGATAGAACGTTGTCTTATTATCAAACGAAGGGGATGTGGGAGAGCAGCAGGTAAACCTGCTGTTAACCGAATCCTTAACCCAAGATCCTGAGTGGATGTCACTTTTTCACCACCGATGTATTTTAATACAACGATCGTGGAAATTTTCATTCTCAAAATAGTGGTAGCCATACCATTTTTTGAAATGATACGACTGAAATGTTTACCTAATTTATATATGGAACGAGTAATTTTCTTACTCGGTCTAAGGTTCAACCAAGATATTATATGTTTATAATATATTGGTAGAAAGCTATCGGGGTTTCCCCTGATATCGATCATCGAATCTTTTACCTTCCAGTTAGGATTAGTATTAAACAAAAACTCTCTTAAGACTCTCAATTTGGGAGTCTGATCTTTGGGATCAGGGAATTTTCTAACAATTGAGGCAGGTGTATCTCGTGGAGTCGCTATAACTTCAATCAAACTTTCGTTTGAAAGCATAACTCGGAGTAATTTCATATACTCAGAATTAGTTAAATATAACAATTCGTCAGAGTTTGCCGGATCTCGGATAACGTAACCACGTTGTCTATGTTCATTCCAGAGAATTTCTCGGGAAAGATCGTAAGAGGAACGTTGAAGCAAAAGTAATGTTGTTTTCATAATAAAAATCGATGAATGCCACATCTGTGGTCCAAATCGCTATTTTTTATTAGAGAGGCTACTTACTAATGATATGAGCACTCCTAGGACGGATCTATAACTAGAACCTCCTATATCTTCCGTTTTGGCGTACGGAGTCAAACCATATACTGAAAACATATGTCTACACATCGCTGCCCTATAGAGGTGGTTATGATTTCCCACATATGGACCATTAAAGCACACAGGGGTACAAATCCCTGGACAGTAATGGCATTTCGGACTAAATTGCTGACACTAATAGGTCTTAAGAAAAGAAATATAGATTTAAATATCTATAGCCTAAAAGTGAAGACACCAAGTCCCATGTACATGTATATGTAATAGATTAGTGAGCCTCGAATTATAAAAACACTGTCGGACCCTATACCACTCGCTTGGAGTATCCAATAATAATTGGCGAAACGACGAGGAATATAAAAGAAATCGATCCCTCTTTTCATCCTTAAGATGGTGGAGCAGATCACTGCGTTAATATACGTTTCAGGCACGTATGCCATCCCCGTATAAGTCGTGTAGACCGCAACCCTTGGGAAGGTAAGTGGCAGAGAGTTTCTCT